TCTTCACCCTTTCCTTGGATTCCATTAATCAAGTTTGCTTTTCCTGCTCCTGTAGGAAATGTCTGGTTAGCTGGAAATACTGAAGACATCACTTATCAAGGTCAGCTCTATACCGCTTTTGATATTGAAGTCCAGCTTCCTTTTGAAGAAACTAAACCGATAGTTCCTGAATGCACCCTGATCGCTGCTAATGAATCCAGGGCATTTGAGAATATGCTTATTCAAACGAATGGGGGGGTCGATACTCTGGTAACGATCACCATTGTCAATACCAATAACCTGACTGAAGATTATTCAAATCTGACTTGGTCCTATTATATGCTTCAGGTAGTTTGTACTGATAAAGATGTGACTATGACTTGTAGCTTATACAGCCCAATGGACATGCGCTTTCCACCAGATCGTTATTACGGAGCGACTTGTCGCTATAAATATTTCAAAGAAGTCGAATGTAAATACAGCGATAACAATCCTTATAGTACTTGTGATCGAAGCATTACTACTTGTAGATTCTATGGGAACCAAATTAATTTCGGAGGCTTCCCTGGCATTGTTGATAATAATATCGCCTTTCTTTTTACAAAGAGATCCTAATGGCCACTTTAACTGAAGTTGTTGCCCATTTAGTAAGAGCCAATCAAACGCAGGCTGCTACTCTTCAGGAGTTTCAGACCACTGCTCCTATAGTCGCCCCCAGTCCTGAAACCCGAGTCATTGCCGCTGGACTTTCCAGGGCATTTAATACTCGCCCAGGTAGCCCTCGCTATTCCATAACGACTTTGACTCCTATTCGGAAACACCCACAGACCACTGATAAAGGGGAACAGCCGACAACGAGTTGGTCTCCGGTCACTGTTATGCAAAGTGGGGTAACCATTCCTTATATTTATGGGACAATGAAATTAAACGGGAATGTTTTTCAAGGACACCTCGGAGGCGCGGCCGGGGGGGATGATCCGAATGCTCAAACTTTAGCGGCTTTAATTTCTGTAGGGAAAGGTCCGATTGATTCTTTTACCGGGGTCACTTTAAATGGGGTCAAGCTTAACTATGAAATTGGTACTCAATTCGGGACTCCTGATTTAGCTCATTATGATTGCCGCTATGGATGGAATAGTCAGCCTCCTCCTTCAGTTTATAATGCCGTCTATAATCAGGTTCAGGGTATAAATGACTACCCTGTGGGTTACGGATCTCCGGCATTAATTACTGCTGATATGTCAGGCAAAGATGATGCCTGGCTTTATATAAAATTCCCGACCGGATTATACAATCAACCTGATGCGAGTAGTGATTTAGGGTGGGAAGCTTGCGGGATCACGGTCGAATTGCGGAAGCAAGGAGCGAGTTCTTTTGTAGTAATTTATGATAGTGATAGCTTTGCTTCAAATAAAAGAGGGATTGTACGAACCTATATTCGCTTGTTCCAGACTCAGCAAGGAAATTATATCAGTCCTCTGGACAATGTGACTTATGAAATTAGGGTGACGAAAAAGAGCCCTAATAAAACGGCTTCGGTAGATAAAGCTGAAAATACCATGGTCATTGAATATCTGACCGTCGGAGTTCGGGACACTTTCATTTATCCAGGGATTGCTTATATCGAATTGACAGGGATTTCTACCGCTATTTTAAATGGTGCTTGTAATGTAGAATTAGTTGTCAGAGGTAGGAAAGTTAGAGTTTATTCTGATGTTAATAATTATGTTTTGCAATGGTCAGACAATCCAGCTTGGTGTTGCCTTGATGTTTTGACTCAGCCTATTTGGACCAACGGGTATGAATGGGCGGGTACTTATTGGTATCCTACAAATTGGGCTATGCATAGGGAAGATGGAATTCCTATTTCTCAAATTGATATTCAATCCTTCATTGACTGGGCTGCTCATTGTGATGGTCCAGTAACCCCTCCCGCTTATGATAATTTAGATCTGAAGCGATGTACTTTTAATGGGATTTTTGATACCACCGGGAGCTTATGGGATGCAGCTCAGTCGATTGCCCAGAACGCAAGAGCCTGGTTACTTCCACCCAGTGGGAGCAGTAAATATAGGGTTATTCTTGACAAGCCCAAAGCCATGACCCAATTGTTCAATACTGGGAATATTATCCAGGGGTCATTAAAACAAATTTACACTTCTATGATAGATCGTGCCACGGAGATTCAAGCTGACTTTCTGAATAAAGATAATAACTGGAATTCAGAAACTTTAAACATTGTTTATCCAGGGGCTGTAGTAGTCAAAGAAGATTCGGTAAAACTTTTTGGAGTGACGGTTCCTTCACAGGTCTGGCGCCGAGCCATGATGTTTTTGTATTACAATATGCTCACTCCATTGGAAATAGAATTTAATGCCGGGCAGGATGCCTTAACGACTGAAGTCGGTGATGTGATCGGAGTTCAACATGAATTGCCTCAGTGGGGATATGGGGGTCGAATTGTTTCCGCAGGAATTGGGAGGATGACATTAGATAGGCAAGTCACTTTTGAAAGTATAAAAAGTTGGGCTGGGGTAATTGAAGTAAGATTAAATGATGACACTCTTTTCTCTGTCAACGCCTATTTAAAATATTCAAGAGTTGGATCAGGAACTTCTTTTGTCAGAGCTGTCCTAACTAATGGATTTGCTTCTGTTGAAATAATTATAGGCGATTTAGCTTGCTATGCTGGGGCAATCGGCAAAACTCCCTATCGAATTACTTTAACGGATAATGCCAACAAGAAAGCAATCGGGTGGTTAGGAGATGTCCCAATACAAAGTGGGACTCTGACACTGGAAGGATTTGATCTAAACCAAACTCAGAAATTAGCATTGGCTGATTATGATGGTGATGGGAAAATGGACTTGGCCGTTTACATCACAGACCATTTTATGATTAAAACTTCCTCTGGTGATACTCCTTTTATTGAAACAAATACCGCCACCAATTTAATGTGGTCTGGTTTTGGTTGTGCTCCTAACGGGACTATGTATGCCACAGTTTACAACAATACTACAGGGGGAGGATTATGGAAGAAAGGTCCGACGGATTCTACTTGGACTGATACCGGCCTTTTTTCAAATGTTGCCGCACGTGGAGTCACGGTTACTCCCAATGGGGATGTTTATGTCGCTGTAATGGGAGTTGACATATATAAGCAGACTAAAGGGCAGGGGTCTTTTGTTGCTCAGAATATTGCAACCAATTATACAGGCTTGTGCTCTGATACAAATGGTGTCATTTATTGTGCCGCAATTAATCAAGGTATTTTCAAAATAGATACTTTGCATGGTAATGCTGTAACATGGGTAAATAACAATGCTTTGGGCTGGTATGGAATTACAGTTAGTCCATTCAACGGTCACATCTATGCTGCTGCTTATACAGAATATATCTACGAAAGTCCGGATGGATCAGTTGGATCATTTGTATCATTGGGGGCTGCTTCTGGATTACGGGGTTGGGTTTCATTGGCTGCTGATCCTATAACTGGTGATATTTGGGCTACAACTTACCCGTGGGAGGCTGGGGGTTTTTTCGTAAGACGAGGGGGTGTTGGTAACTTTGTAAACTGGCCTCAATTTATTCAGCAGCATGATTATTTCCCTATTGGTTTTGCTAAGACTGGAGCTATGTGGGGTGGAGTCTGGCCGGGGGATATTTATTATAAAGCCCCTCCAAATTCTACGATTAATATGAGATGGAATATGGGGTCTACTGCTATTCCTGTCTGTCAAAAATGGACAGGGGATGCCCGAGCTTCTATTGGCACTTACCTTCCTTCAAATGGATATTGGACTTGGAGATCATCAAGCCAAAAAGGCGCGGATGTTTCCCAACAATGGGGTGGTGATCCTACAGACACCGCTATCATCAGTAATGTTTTTGGAAGTACCCCTTGGGATTATACTGTGGTTAGGAAGTCTGGTGGCAGTTTTATGTGGTATACTCTGATGGAGGATAGAGCTACTACTCAGACCTTTCAATATGGAGCTGATACAGATTTAATAACCTCTGCTGATTAGAGTGGCGATGGGTATACAGATTGGTCAGTCTTTCGACCGGGTTCAGCACAGTGGTTTGTAGCGTATGGATCTGGTGGTGGCTATCAAAAAATAATGACAGGTTACATCGCTGGGGATATTCCCATGCCGGGTGATTATGATGGTGATGGAAAAGCTGATCCAGCTTTATTTAATCCTACCACTAAAAGATTCTATGGTTATAAATCATCTGATCTAACTTATCCTTTTGATATTTTACTTGAAGGATACATTACTGGTGATATACTTTGTAAGGGGGATTTCAATGGTGATGGTAAGGATGAGATTGCCTACTATCGTCCAAGCACCGGAATTCTTTATTGGTTTTCAGTAGGGCATTTTAATATACTGAATTCTAAAAATGGGACAACAGCAAATTGGCAAAGTATTGATGGTGGATTTAATGTCAATAATATTATCCAGTATGATATTGATAATGATACTGGAATAGTAGACACCGTGGCAATTGTAGCAGGAGCTATTCCTTTTAATTCGCTTCCAAATAGATATGATCCTTTTGCTTTCGGCGATCCTGGGTTGGCTTTTAAACCGTTCCGTGTTTTGAAGAAACAAGACAATAACGATGGAACTTTTAATATATCAGCGCAGGAATATAATGCCACTATTTATAATGTGGACACAAATACTCCTGCATTAGCTACTCCTAATTATTCCTCATTGAACGCAACCCCCAGTGTGACCTTTGATAAATTGGACGAGATCCTAATCAAGAAACAAGACGGCTCCATTATAGATTGTATTGACGTCTATTTCACCCGACCTTCCAGTTCTCTTTATTCTAAGGCCGATATTTATTACCGGGGGAAAACGAGCAGTGCTGCTCCTTATCCTGATGCCTGGACCTATGCCGGAGTTTGTGGCTCGGAAAAGTTCCGAATTGAAAACGTCTTAGTCGGTTATTATTATCAGGTGGTGATTGTCACGAATAATACGGCAGGACAGAAAGGGACAATAACAGGGTCCCCTAAAAAAGAAGTTTTAACCAGAGGGAAGGCTGACCCCCCTTCCAACGTGGTCAATTTCAAAGCGAACCAAAATGTGAATATGTTGACTTTTACTTGGGATCATATTGAGGACGCTGATTTGTGGGGGTATGAAATCAGGCAAGGGGCCATTTATGCTTCTTCCACTCTGGTGATTGATTTACAATCAGCCAACCGGTATGACTGGCCGATCCCTTTAAATGGGACTTACCGTTTTTGGATCAAGGCGATTGATACTTCTGAAAATGAATCACTCGTACCAGCCAGCTTGGACGTGACTTGCACCGGGGTGGATGATGGACTAAACTTCCTTTACGATCACGATTTAATTTATGAAGGGGGAATGTCTGGACCTACTGGAACTAAATACCATTATACCTGGACTTCAGGAACTCCGGGGAATGGGTATCTTGATTGGGACGTCGGAAACCCCGGCTTTACTATGGGGAGTTGGTCTGCCGGGACTGATTACCCGAACAACAATGACTCTTCCCCCGCCGTGGTCTTGCCAGACGGTAGGATATTGGTGGTGGGTGGGGACAGTGGTTCCATGTCCCCCGTCAACAAAACCTATTTTGGCACCCTTGGTACTGGCTACTCAATCACCTGGGCATCTGGGACAGTCTACCCCCGGACCACCCTTGGTCATTCTAATACGGTCTTGCCCGATGGGAGGGTGTTGGTCATTGGTGGATTCGGTTCTGGGTCTAAAAGTGAAACCTATTTTGGCACCCTTGGTACTGGCTACTCAATCACCTGGGCATCCGGCAGCGCATTTCCAAGTGACATTTATTATCATTCCACCAGTCTATTGCCAGACGGCAGAGTATTGGTTGTTGGTGGTAACACTGGAAGCGTGGTTAATAAAACCTATTTCGGAACTATAGCGGGCTACTCAATCACCTGGGCATCCGGCACGGTCTATCCGAGTCTTGTTTCTTGCCACACCACAAGTAGTTTGCCCGATGGAAGGATATTGGTCATTGGTGGGCAGACTGGAGGGGCAGGTCTAAATACGACCAACTTCGGAACTATAGCAGGGGACACCATTACTTGGGCCTCCGGAACGGTGTTTCCAGGGAGCAATGTTTTTTATCATTCCGCAACGACTTTGGGTGGTCAGGTAGTAGTCACCGGAGGATGGACCGGCACTGCTGCTATTAAGACAACTTACGTCGCGGGAATATCGGGGAATACTATTACCTGGTCAGCAGGGACTCTATACCCAACGAATATCTGCTACCATTCTTCCACCTTATTACCCGATGGGAGGATATTGGTCATTGGTGGGTTTGATGGTAACGTCCTCGTCAAGACTACTAATTTTTCCACCTCTTTTTCAGGTCCAATTTGGTCTAATCAATTTACCAGTAATCCTGATTTCCTGGCTTATTATGAAAGCAATGATATTCAGATTGCGGCCAACTCGGTAGGAGCGAACATCCGGCTTCAAGAAGTGGATGATATCACCGCGACCAATGTCACGGACGTCACTTTTCCTTTAAGGACTGACCAATCCTATCCCGAGGATACCGACCAACATATCACCACGATCACTCCGACTTATCTTTATTACGCGGCTTACGCCACAAGTCCGGCGACAGGGTTTGTCAGATATACCCAGCCCGTAAGAGGGGATTTCAAATATTTCAGGGTGCGGACGATCGCGGTTTCCGATAATTATAACACCATGGTGAAGGTCCGAAAACTCCGGGTCTGTGTGGACATGGATGATATCAATTATGATAAAATAGGGTTAGCCATTGCAGATACCGGGACGACCGTCACCTTTTCAGATTATGGACTTGCTTTCTATGTGACCCCAGTAATTCAGGCCACGGTTACTTATGGGAGTGGAGCGGTTTCTAACGTCTCTGTGGTCCCGGTGGTTTCTAACCTAACGGCCACCAGTTGTCAAATTAAACTGCTTGATATTGCCGGAGTCGGGCGGGCTGGAACAGTTAACTTAAACATTCACGGATATTAAAAGGAGGTAGGAAATGGCTCAAGGATTTGATGGAAATGAACCAGTAACCGGGTCCAGAACGTTTGGGACTTTGTACGCTATTCTGCGGACTAATTTTAATGCTTTGAACTCAAGTCATAGTGGGACCAGTTGGCCGGCCAACCCGGTAGGGGGGAAGCCTTGTTGGCGAACGGACTACTCCCCCCGGAAACTATTCATTTATAATGACCTGACCTCTTCCTGGGATGAAGTAGTTCTGGCTTCCGCTGGATTAGGACTTGAACTGATCGCCGCTCGGGGGGCTCATGCTTCAGTAGATGCCCGGTTGGACGCACAAATAAATGAAGATGGTACGTTCAAAGCCGCCACCAGTTTGAATCCTTCCCAGTGGTATGATTTGACTGTGGCTTCCGGGTCTGGCTCCAACGTCACTTTTACGGCTTATGGTGCTGATTACACTCCGGTTTATCATCCAACAAGACGGGTTAAAATAAATAACGTCGGAGGCACCAGCTATACAGAAGTGGTTTCTTCAAGCTATGGTGGGGGGAATACCACGGTGACCGTAAGAGATGCTGTGGTTGGTGTGGGCAGTGCTTTTAGAAATGCAAGTCATTCAATAATTGCACCACGAAAAGCTGGTGCTGGTGATGGTGCTGTTTCTTACGAGATGGTAGCGAATAGGGGAATAACGTCTGGTGGTGGGAATTTAAACATTGGTGATTCAGTTGTTTTTGCAAATGGAACTGGAACTACTACCTTACAAACAGTTGGTAATTATGGTGTTGGTCGTCCAATATTCTTAGTGAATATTCATGCTACTCAATCCCACACTTTTGCGGCCTATGCAGGTCAAACTATTAATGGAGTTTCATCTTTAACTGTAGGACCTAATCAGTCAGTTATTATTTTTAATAATGGTTCTACTTGGTATAGATTGGACGTTCCTATTAGTCTTGTTGCCGCTGTACTGAGTGGTACTTTTACTGGTACTTATACCTTGGGCGGGACACCAACGATAAGTAGTCCTTCTATAACAAATCCAACGATTACTGGTACATCATCTATTGCAGTGCCAGGGTATACTGCATTTGGAAGCATTGGTGCTAACTGGACAAATTATACTGGTGCCAGCTTTAGAGATGCAATGGGGGTGGCGCATGTAAAAGGCTATATGATTACCGGTACGGGTCCAGCCCAAACCTGTGCAGTCCTTGCCCACCCGCCAGCGGAGAATGGTTATTTCCTTACCACTTGTTACAGATTATCTACTTATTATCAGGAAACAGCCTTAATAATGACAAATGGGGAAATAAGAACTCAGACACTGTACAGTGGTGCGATTTATTATTTTGATGGAATTAGTTATAAGTAAGGAACTAAAATGGCTGGTCCAACTTTAGGAGCAATGATCGCAGCTATGGGATCCCCGGCCGAATGGGGACCAATCCATCCTACAAAATTATCTTGGGATGACTCGGGAGGAGCACTGGCCGCGGGTCAATTGACTGATGTCTCCCAAAAGTTTTTTTCCTTCAGTCCCGCCAACACGGTCAACGGCAAATTCAACTTTTCCATGGGAACCAATGGCGTCTGGCCGGGATCGTCAAGGCAAAACAAAGTTTTTTCTTGGGGGTATAACCAAAAGCACGACTCGACGCCTGAAAAGGCAGGGGAGCCAACCCTTGCCTGGTTTATCGAGGCTTTTTATGCCCCTTCGGTCGGAAATGAGTTCATTGAAACCTATATCCAATATATCGACTCAGCAGGGACAGGGGTTTTCCGGCCGATCATGTTTTCCATTAATCGGAACACGAAACAAACCGATTCCCTGATAAACGCCACCCACTTGCAATTTTTTAACCCGGTCACCGGAAACCAATACCTTTCCTTTGCAGACTATGCGATCACCCTTTATTCTGGCCTTCAAATTTATTCAGATACGAACAATACCTACCCGTTTTTACAGAAAAATGCCGCTGGTGATAATTTTATCGCGCCCTTTAAAATAAACGCTTCCAACGAAGTCGAGTTCGGAACCTATGGAAGATTTCCGGTCGGACTTATTGTCCTTACTTCTGTTGACTATGAAGTTCCTTCATTAAAACTTTTTAACGATAATTCAAGCGGCCACTTTTTAAGGGGTGGAAATTCTGGTTATTATTACGATTTTAATCGGTCAACTTCCACCGGATTTTTAAACATCGTAGGCAGCCAGGCAGGTTATACAGGGTATGCTTTAATGGGTGGTCCTCTTGGGGTTGATATAAGTCCACCGGCCAACCAAAAGTTTACAGTTAAGGGATACGGAACTACGAATGCGACCGCCGCCATTGTTGCCCAAGCCAGTGACCTAAGTGTAAATTTTTACGTTTCAGATGATGGTAGCGGGTGGCTCCGGAATGGACCCTGGACCTACTCAGACAAAAAAAACAAGGAGAACGTCAAGGCCCTGAACGCCGGAAGCGCCGAGAAAATCAAGGCCCTGAAACCAATCAAGTTTGACCACAAGGGTGATGGGCCAAAGGAGTGTTTGGGATTTATGGCTGAGGACGTTCAGTCTATCATCCCGGAGGCCGTTGCCGTTAATCCACATGGTGAGTCCGGGGAGCTGATGTTTTGCCCAACCTATCTACTCCCCCACGTGGTGCAATCCATTCAGGAGGTCATTGACCGCCTTGAAAAATTGGAGAGTAAAAAATGATCTTAGATTCAGAGGAGCAAAAACAGGAATTATTGTCAGTTTTGCAGATCGTCCCTATCCAGGGAACTGTCTCACAAGGGGTCCATCAATTAGTCCAAAGACTTATTAATTTAATTGAATCCGTTAAGAATGCTTCTATCGAAGCGGTGATAAAAACAAAATGAACCATGCTTTGTTAGCGAGGTGACCGGTCAAAAACCAGCTTTACCAGCTCATTTTTTTATGCAACTAAGGTGCCATTAAACGCCCCTTAAACACCCCCTAAGCCCAAATCAGGGTACCGACTCAGCCGGCACCCTATCACTGCGCCCACCCCACCCCACCCCAAACTTTTTCCAGAATTAAATGCAACTTTTTCCAGAATTAAATGCGGCGTTATAAGAATGGTTGATTTTTCAGGAGTAAAGCAGATTCATAATGATATGGACTCGGCCTATCAGATTTTAGGTTTGTTTAAACAGATACATTCCCTGAGTTTAATTGTTGAGGGAATTCTTAATCGCTATGGAGTTGATCCCGCTTTTAAAGCTGAAGCGGATCATTTATTTACGGTGGATCAGATTGAAGAAATAGGGAGCATGATATCTGATATTCAGACAATGCGACAGAATTGGGATGCTAATCATTTTTCTGCATTGTCCGACTATATAATACTACCAGCATAAAAAAGGAGGGGTTATGGAAGAGGTTAAAGCACAAAAAGAACCGATTAAGATTGAAATACCAGAAAGAATGAAGCAGAAGTTGCAAGATTTAAACTCCCACATTATGATTATGCAAAAGCAGTTCAATGATCTTTTGGACACTCTGTTTGAATTGAAAGGAGTCGATCCTAAAGGTAAGGTGGTGCAGATGGAGCAGGATTTTTCCAAGGTGACTTTGGTGGAGGAACCAAAAAAATGATCCTTCAAAGACTCAAAGATATTTGGCAAGGGAAAACGATACTCCGGGAAAAACGGGATGGCGACTGGCCAGAAACAAGAAGGCTTTTTTTAAAAAGTCATCCCACCTGCGCGGTTTGTGGTGGAAAGGAAAAACTGGAGGTCCATCATATTGAACCTTTCCACCTGGTCCCCGGACTGGAGTTGATCCCCTATAATTTAATCACCCTCTGCGAGAGCAAAAGGTTAGGGGTGACCTGTCACCTTTTCTTCGGGCACCTGGGGAACTATCGGAAGTACAATCCTAACATTAAATCAGACGCAACCATTTGGAATATGAAATTGAGAGGAGTAGTGGAATGACCTTTCAACCTTTGGATATCGCTGTCATAAAAGGGAAGTGGTATAATCCGATGGACTGGATTATATACCAGCGGACCAGTACTCTGTGGGGCCATTGCGTTATCCTAAAGAATGAGTCCGGGGACATCTTCGATCCAAGGGGAAGGGGTATTGAGAACAATCACATTTCAAGATATGCTACGAGAGGCTTTAAGATTCGTAGGTATAAAAATGATTTCGACAAAAAGAAAGTCATGGATTGGTTGGTCGAGACTCAAAAGGTTTCCCACTCCTATGATTTCTTTGCCCTGCTGGGATTTATTACCGGGATCAAGGAGTTTCAGGATGAGGATCATTGGTACTGCGCAGAACTTCCCTACTGGATGCTTCAAAGATTTCCTGAAACGAGACTGACTGACGAAGAATTAGCTTTTGTCTACCCGGCCTTTTTTATGCAATGTAATGATTTCGTGACGGTGGAATAATGTACGCGAGTCCTGATATACAAGGTTGGATGAGTGATCCGGAGTTGCTCTGGCTTTATGACGCCGCGGCTGGTAGAAAAAAAATAGTCGAGATTGGTTGTTGGAAAGGGAGATCCACCCATGCTCTATGTAGCGGTTGTACTGACGGGACTGTATTTGCTGTGGATCATTTCCGGGGAAACCCCTCCGAGATAGATGGTGCCCATGCCGAAGCCAAGACCACTGATATTTTCAGCATCTTTTTGGATAATACCAAAGACTTTGAAAACTTAATCATCCTTCGGAAACCGAGTGCCGAAGCGGCCAGAATGTTCAAACGGAATTCGATTGATATGGTTTTCATTGATGGAGAACATACCTATGAAGCCTTTAAAGAGGATTTTGAAACGTGGTTGCCTTTATGTTCTGGACTTTTCTGCGGCCATGATGCGAACATGGAGGGACCTGAGAAATATCTAAGAGAACAAGGAATCAAATTCATACAAAAGGAGAGTATTTGGATCTTATGCCGAGAATAAAAAAGGGGGTCTTCACACTAAATTTGAATCCGGATGCTTATCAAGAAGTCACTGATCTGACCTACCCACTCATCAAGGAGTGGTCCCGCAAATTGGGTGCGGATTTTATGGAGATCAAGGACCGGAAGTTCCCGGAGGCTTTGTCACCAACCTATGAAAAGTGTCAGGTCTATCAATTGGCTCAGGATTTAAACCTGGACTGGGCCATCTTCGTTGATGCCGATGCTTTAATACATCCGGACACCATGGATTTCACCAACCACATTGGGAAAGATACGGTAATGCATCATGGAGCAGACTTTGCAAGTATTCGTTGGCGCTACGATAAATACTTTTGGCGGGATGGTCGAAACATTGGTTCTTGCACTTGGTTTATTGTTGCCTCTGATTGGTGTCTGGACATTTATAAGCCTCTTGATGATATTTCCCTGGAGACGGCTTATGAGAATATCTTCCCCATATCCGAGGAGGTCCAGCGAGGAGTCGAGCCTTTCCGATTGATCGAGGACTACGTCTTTTCCAGGAACATCGCAAAATACGGATTGAAATTTATCACCGTTTCTGAATACCTCAAAAGGATGGGTGTCGAACCCGGGAATTTGTTTTGGCATTTATACGCCATCAGCAATGAGGAAAAGGTGGCCCGGATGAAACAGACTTTGAAATATTGGGGTATTTTATGATGGCTCATTATCACAACCCTGATAAGAAACACACCCATGATTCTATAGACAGACAAGAGGTTAAAGAATTGGCATATCCAGTGTTGGGGGATTCTGTTTATAGAATGGACACTATGGATATAATCAGAGCATTAGTAAACATTGTGTCTACCTACAGGAAAGAGTTTAATGTGATTGCAGATAATAAGAACAGGAGGCCTGTGTGCGCTCTATAGTGTCAATGGATACAGTTCAAATAGAGATAACCAATCACTGTGTGCTTTCCTGTTCCAATTGCACCCGGTTTTGTCCCCATGTGAAGAAGCCCTTTTATATGGATTTGGACTTCTTCAAAAGGGCTGTGAACTCAATGGTGGGTTATCCGAAAATGGTGGGTATTCAGGGTGGGGAGCCTTTGCTTCATCCGGACTTCGAGACCCTCTGTAATTATCTCCACGAAAAAATTCCCTATGAGCAATGCGGATTATGGACCACCTTTCCCACCGGGTTTGAAAAATATCGGGAAGTGATTTGCCGGACTTTTAAACACGTTTTTATTAACGACCATTCCCGTCCGGATATCTTCCACCATCCGATCTTGGTGGCGATCAGGGAAGTGGAGCCGGATGTATCCCGGATGTGGATGCAAATTGACCACTGTTGGGCGCAGATGAGTTGGTCTGCTTCGATCAATCCTGCCGGTGCTTTCTTTTGTGAAATTGCAGCGTCGATGGAAATGTTGGTGGGGGGTAATAACCCTGGCTGGCCGGTGGAGCCCGGATGGTGGTGGAGGATTCCGAAAGACTTTGCCAGACAAATGGAGGATTATTGTCCGAGGTGTGGGTTCCCTTCCCAAGTGGCCCGACGCTCCAGTATTGAGCAGGTGGATGATGTTTCCCCCGGTAATTTGGAATGGGCCACCCATCATTCCCGGAACCCCAACCGATGGGTAACTCATTCCCTGGAAAGATCAGCCTGTCAGGAAGAAATGGCGAAGTATAAAGAATTCGATTACCGAAATGGGATAGCCAAAAAGTACGGGATCTTTTTGACAATTAACGATCAGTTCTTTTGGTCTCCCCATTTGGAAAACAACTTCACCAAGGTGGTCAGAAAAAAACCTTTTGACCTGTATCGGGAGAGACACAAATGAAATACATCGTCACTGGTGGAGCGGGATTTCTTGGTTTTCATCTTTGTAAAGAACTTATTAAGAGGGGCCATCAAGTAATCTGTCTGGATAACTTCCTAATTGGTAAAAGTTTTTTATCCGCCCCGGTTGACTCCTACCAGATTATTGAATGGGACATTACTAAAGAAATCCTAATTCCTTGTGACGGTGTATTTCATTTGGCCTCCCCTACCACTCCGGGGGATTTTAACAAATACCCGCGACAAACGATCGAATCCAATTGTGAAGGGACTTACAAGTTGCTCCGATTAGCCCGGAGTTTGAAAGTCCCTTTTCTTTTTACCTCTTCCATCCGGGTGAAGGACGACGAGAACAATGTCTACATCATGGGTAAAAGGATCGGGGAAATACTGACTAAATCCTTTGGTGGAAAAATAGCCCGGATGGGTAATGTCTATGGTCCGGGGATGCGCTCCGATGATAGCCGGGTCATCCCGACTTTTATCAGGAAGACCCGGGCGGGAATTCCGCTCACTATTTTTGGGGATGGAAGTCAAGACGACTCTTTCTGTTACGTGGATGATATGGTGAAAGGGTTGGTGGATTTCATGCTGTCTAAACATATCGGAGCCATTGAGTTTGGTGGACCGGTGCACACTATTTCCGAGTTGGCCGAGGAAATCGGGAAAGGGGCGACGATTAAACCGTCCATCATTTATAAAGACGCCCCGATTAAATATAAGAAGAGGACGTTACCTTATCTTTTGGATGCTAAAGAAAAACTGGACTGGATATATACCACCAGTCTTAAAACCGGTATTAGGAGTATGGTGTAAATCAAGGGGGGCTCTATGTGGCAAAAAGGTTTAAAGAAGACCATTTACACTCTGGCAATAAATAACTGGGCACCGGAGATTACAGAAATAACTTTTCCACTCATGAAACGGTATGCAGAGAAGATAGGAGCACACTTCCATGTTATTGATAAACGAAGGTCCCCGGACTGGCCCATCACTTATGAAAAATTTCAGATTTATGATTTAGCTCAAAGACATAATAACGACTGGAATATTTACATTGATGCCGATGCAATTATACACCCGGAAACACCAGACTTTACATTATATCTTAATAAAGATGAGGTCGCCCACACTGGTCAGGACATGGCCCCGATTAGGTGGAAATATGATCGTTTCTTTTTAAGGGATGGTAGGGATATCGGGAGTTGTAATTGGTTTACGATGGCAAGTGATTGGTGTATAGAACTCTGGCATCCAACGGATGATTTAACACCACAGGAATGCCAGGACAGGTGTTTCCCTACTGTTGGGGAGGAAGTTTCCGGTGTTATCACTCCTTATCATTTGATTGACGACTTTCTGGTCGGGAGGAACATCGCTAAGTTTGGTCTGAAGTTTAAAAAGTTGTACGATATTATTGGGGAGAAGTATCCCGGTTCTGAATTCTTTTGGCACCAGTATACCATGTCGGTCGACGAGAAGGTTGAAAACATAAAGCAAATTTTAAGGCAATGGAATTTGATCTAAAGGGAAACTTAATTGGCTGCTGGAAATAATACATATACCACTCAAGGAGCTTTTACCTGGACTTGTCCTGCTGGTGTCACTCTCGTTAAAGTTGAGATGTGGGGCGGCGGAGGAGGAGGTGCCGGTGGAAATGCTACTGTAGGTGGCGGTGCTGGTGGTGGTGGGGCCTTTGCCCAATTGACCAACTATGTCACCACTCCGGGGGCTAATTATAATTTAACCATAGGCAATGGCGGTGCTGGTGGGGCGGCAAATGCTAATGGTGTGAATGGTGTTACCACTATTTTCCGTCACTCTAATAATGCTAATGCTGGTTGGGCTGAGTTGGGGGCGCAAGGTAGACGACCATCAACTGCTGGTAATGCGGCAGGTGGGGCTACAGCGAACAGTTCAGGAAATACCACTTATGCTGGGGGAAATGGATCAAATAGAAATGGCACGACAGGAACACAACCTGGATCGGGTGGTGGGGCTGGAGGTGATACTGGTGCTGGAACGGCTGGGACAAACGGAGTCAATGCGGCTGGTGGTGCTGGTGGAGGATCAACTAACAAAGGTGGTAATGGTGGTGGTGCTAACTTAGCTACAAATGGTGGGGCTGGTATTCAGCCTGGTGGTGGCGGTGCTGGTGGTGGTGCTACCAATAAAGTAGGTGGGGTTGGTGGTGTAGGAAAAATAGTAATTAGTTGGACAAGTCAGAACTTTTCTGGAAATGCCAATGTCGGAATTGGAGTTCAAACACAAGATTCAGAAATAGGAAATATTCAGAAAAGTTTAAAT